ACTTTAAAAAGCAAAACAAAGGAGGAAGAAACATTATGTTTTTTTCAAAAAGTAAGGTTGCAGTAGCAACTAAAGGCAGAAAAAGACTGTCTAAAACTCAAAAAGTATTAAACTTATTTGAGAAAGGTGAACCAGTTTCTTGGAAACATTTAAGAAACAGATATGACCTAATATCACCAAGAGCGATGGTTGACAAACTACGTTCAAAAGGTCATATGATTTATGTAAATAAATCATCTTCAGGTACATCTTATAGATTGGGTACTCCTACAAAAGCTATTATAGCTGCTGGGATAACTAAACTATACGGTACTGAATACGCATATAACTAATTGCGTAATTGAATCGTAACCAATACGATTGACACAGGCGACCATATATAAAATTCGCCTGTGTCTTAATAAAAGGAAATTATGATAGAAGAAGAACTTAAATTAAGTAAAGAACAAAAAGAGTGGATAAAAGAGTTTATAAAAAAACACACAGCAAGAGGTTCACATAGGTGGGCATTTTGGTGTGAAGGAATTATAATAGGATTAATAATAGGAATGATAATATAATATTATGAAAGAAGATAAATTTGTAAAATTAAACGATAAAATAAAAGCATTAAATTCAACAAGAGTATTTAAAAAGATAACACCAAAGTATGACCTATCTTGGTATATAAAATGGGTAGCAAGTTTAATGTTAATGGTTGCAGTTTGCTTTAGAGCAGCTGACTTTAATCATATGTTTGATTTATATTTTAGTTTTTGTGGAACTACTGGTTGGTTAGTAGTTGGATTTTTATGGCACGATAGAGCATTAATATATTTAAATGCTGTATTATCAACAGTATTATTAATAGGTATATTAAAAGAAATAACAACTTGTTCTACTTGTATGATACCATTATAATATGAAGACAACTGATTTAACACCAGTAGAAATTCATAATAAAATTTATTACAAAAGGGACGATTATTATGCTCCTTATGGTAAAGGAAATGTTAATGGAGGAAAAACAAGACAGGCAATTTGTTTGTTTAGAGAATTAAAAGATGAGATTAAAAACAAATATAATGGTGGAGTAGTTACAGGTTCATCTGTTAATAGTCCACAAGCACCTATCATAGCGGCAGTTGCTCAAGACTTTGGTTTTAAATGTGTCATAGGTGTGGGTGGTACAACACCTAAAACAATAGATACCCACCATATGATGAGATTATCAAGACACTATGGTGCTGATATTGAAAATGTTGCAGGTCACGGATATACAGTTGCAATAGATAGTGGATTAAAAAAGAAAGTAATATCTAAAAAAGGTTATATGTTAATTAAATTTGGTAATAGTGCTGCTACAAATCCTGAATCAATATTTGATAGTGTTGCTAATCAAGTTGAAAACATACCTGACAAGTTAGATAACCTAGTAATTGCAGTAGGTAGTGGTATACAGTTTGCAGGTATAGTAAAAGGTATAGAGAAGTTTAAGAAAAAGGTAAAAAGAATTATAGGGGTCACGTTTGTTGACCGTAGTAAAAAGATTGATGAGTACTTAAATCAATTTAGTAATCTTGAATCAGGTTTTAAGAAGTTTCAAGATTATGAAATGTACAAAACACCTTTACCATATTCAAAATCAGTATGGGAAGATGTGGGTAATGGCTTTATTGACGATATATACGAAGGTAAAGCACATAAATGGATGAGAGAGAATATAGATACTACAAAAGAAAAGACGCTATTTTGGAGTATAGGGAGAAGATTAACAGCGGAACAAGTAGATAAGTTATATAAATAGATATATGATTAAATTAATAAATTGGAGTATAAAATGGCAGAAGAACCAAAACAACATCCATCATTAATTAGTAAGTCTTCAATGCAAGCAATGGCTGCTACAAGCGGTTCACAGGACTTGTTATTTTCAGAAGTCTTAACTAAAGTAAATAACGCAAAAGATAAAGCTAAAAAGATAGAGGTTTTAAAAAAATATAACCATCCATCTTTGAGAAGTATATTAAAAGGATCATTTGATCCTAGTATTGAGTGGGAATTACCAGAAGGCACACCACCTTTTATGGAAAATCCAGCACCGAAAGGTAGCGAACATACAATGCTTAAAACTGAAGCAAAACGTTTGTGGCATTTTATTAAAGGCGCAGATACTAAAACTACAAAAACTCAAAAAGAAACTATGTTTATCCAAATGTTAGAAGGATTACATAGTGATGAAGCAAGATTATTGCTTAATACAAAAGATAAAACTTTACATAGAGTTTATAAAGGGTTAAGCGACTCTGTAGTTAAAGAAGCGTTTGGTTGGAATGATTTGTACCAAAAATTAGAACAAAAATAGAACACTTTGTTAAAAAACCCTTATAAAACAAGGGTTTTTTGTGCTTGACTTTCCTTGTGGATTTGTGTATAATAGACACATATAAACAATAAATATTAGGAGAGAAATATATTATGAAAAAAGTGATGTTTATTATATTATTGAATTTAGCATTATGGTTTGGACTAACAAGTCTATCCAATGTTGCTAATGCAAGTGAATATAATAAAGCAGTTATAGCACACGTTATCAAAGAAAATGTGAGTGGTAACGGTGTAGACCATACTGCTTTAATGGAGCAAGAACTACACAGGTTAGTATACGTTATGATAAATGAATTTAGTGGCGTATTACAAGCACACCTACCAAATATACTAGATAGTCTTGCTAGTGAAATCAGACAAAAAAATGATAAAGAGTTTAAATGTGCTCTTTTAAAAGGTTCAAATTATGAATGTGATTGAGAACATAGTTTATACTTTGGATTGGATATATCAATATATTCCTAAAGAATTAGTATTGATTATATTAACGAGTCTTGTAATGTTTATTTTTTTAGAAATAGGAGATAGAAAAAGGAAGAAGCAATGGCTAAAAGAGTTAGAACCAAAACCAGTAAAAGGCAGAAAGTCAAAAAAAGACTAAAGATGGAACTGGCCGAAGTGAAAACTCGTAAGTATAAAACTACCTACACAGATATTAAAAAGTATTTTAAACTTATTAATCAACACGTATTTGATAATAAACTATCCCCATTTAATGATATTAAAATTAAACAAATAAAGGATAGACAATATCCTAGAGTATGGGGTCAAGTTGTTATTAATGACCAAGAAAGAAAAGGAACTAGAAATTACGTATTAGAAATGATACCTAGTTATAAGAACAAAAAAGAATTTGTGGACACATTAGGACACGAAATGATACACCTGTTTCAAATGAGTAATTTAGGGGATACAGGAAATCATAATGATATGTTTTATAGCTTTAGACCTAAACTAAATGCTATAGGATTAGATATATAATAATAAAAAGGATATAATTATGGGTGAGGTGAGAAAAACAAAAGAACTAGACCACTATTTAAAGAGAATAATCTTAAAAGTTCCAGACAAAATTCAACAATTTATAGAAAATGAAAAAGGTGAATTCTCTATGATTTATTATACTGGTGATTGGTCAAAAGACATATATGATAACTTTACTGAACTACAAGCAGAAAAGATATTTAAACGTATGGCACAATTTCAAAGTAAAATAAGTTTTCTCCAAAAGAAAAATGAACCATCAATCGGTGGTTATGAGTACAAAGTAGCGAGGTTTTAGTGAAAATCAAAGCAAGTACATCTAATTTTTTAAGAAAATCATATTGGTGGTTAAAAGCAACATTATTAGTTGTTGCAATATCAACTATAACATATGGTATAGGAACATTTACACCTAATCCACTTGCAGTTAAGAAAGCAACAGAAGAAGTTAGAATAGAACACGCTGAATGGGCAGAAAAATTAGGGTTAAATGAACCTAGTTTTGAATATACTAACTCAAAAGAATTTATAATAGAACTTAACAAGTGTGTTGATTTTTTAAATTATCATACACCACCAGATAAAAGAGTACCTATTCAAATGGTGACAGCACAAGCCGCTTTAGAGAGTGCTTGGGGTCAAAGTAGATTTGCAGTTAAGGCAAATAACTTATTTGGTATTAGAGTATTCAAAAGTACAAAACCACATTTATTACCAGAAGGTGTTGAAAAGTGGCCAGGTTGGGGAGTTAGAGTATTTGAAACAAAATGTAATTCAGTTAAAGAATACATAAGAATATTAAATGAACACCCAGCATATAAAGAGTTTAGAGCATTAAGAGCAAAATTACTAAAAGATGGTGAACTACTAGACGCAAAAGCACTAGTAAGAACTTTAGATAAATTTTCTACTACAGAAGATTATGATGAAAGAGTTATTAATATAATGAGTAAAGTAGAAAAAGTATTAAACGATATTCAAGAGGAAGATAAGCAAGTTAAAATCTTGCCAGAAACTAAACCATAATGAGAAATTTGTTTTTCATTTTAGTAGTACTAGCTAGTGCCATATCTATATCAGGTATTGCTGCCGCTTATAGTATTATAGGACTAGCAACTTTATTTGCAGGTGCTAAAGTAGCAATTATTGCTATGGGTACTTCATTAGAAGTTGGTAAGTTAGTTGCCGCCAGTTGGTTATATCAAAACTGGAAGAATCCAAATCTACCACAATCAATAAGGGCATATTTAACTACGTCTGTTATTGTATTAGTATTTGTAACTAGTATGGGTATCTTTGGTTTCTTATCAAAGGCACACCTAGACCAAGTAAGACCTACAAGTGATAATGCAGTACAAATAACATTAATAGATAAACAAATATTATCACAAAATGTTATTATAGATAGAGCAGAAAATACATTAAACTTATTAGACAAAGCATTAGAGGTATATATAGATAAGGAATATGTTAGTAGAGGACTAAAAGAACGTAAGAAACAAAAAGAAGAAAGAGATTTTTTAAATAATGAAATAAGAGTTGCAATGGATAAGATTGCAGAATTGACATTAAAGAAAGGTAATATAGAATTAGACCAATTAAAGATAGAAGCAGATGTTGGTCCACTTAAATATGTTGCAGAATTAATATATGGTGAAGACGCAAAAGACCATTTTGATGAAGCAGTTAGATGGATTATTATTGTATTAATATTTGTATTTGATCCATTAGCAGTATTGTTATTGATTGCCGCTAACATATCATTAAGAGAAAGAAAATTACAAAATGAAGCGAAGAGTAAGAAAAAAGAAAAAGAGATTAATTGGCAAAGGGAAGCGACTAGAGCGAAAACTATATCGCAAGGTCTCCGAGATAAGCAAAAGTTTTACAAAACATTTTTTGCAAAATTAGGTAAAAGAGATTTAAAGAATAGAGATTATGAAGAGTTTTTTAAGAGTATGGGTACGGAAGAGTTAATGAAATTAGGTTTAGATCCAGATGAGATAAGAATTAAACTAGACCAGATAATGGAATGGAATGAAAAACCTGGTAAACCGTATTTAGAATCAGGAGTTAAGAAATGAGAAAGATAGCAA